CCATTTCTAAGTAATCCTCGAAACGTAATCTAGTTTCACCTTCAGCTTTTAAATACCATAAGTATCCAGAAGTTCCGTCTTCAGTAGCAACTTCAACCCAACCGATCTGAGCAGTGTCAGAACCATTTACAGCGTATCTGTTTCTAATAATGATAGGAGAGTTAGTGAAAGTTGTTAATTGAGGCTCGATAGACTCAGTTGATTGACCAGCACTTCCAGGTCCAGCAGAACCTTTAGCGTAATCAGAACCATATACAAATACTTTTAATCCAACAACTGCAGCAGCTGCAGCACCTGAAACGAAAGCTTGAGTATAAGGATAAACAGTAAATTGTTGAGCATTTACAGCTAAACCACCAGCAGGATTGTTAGCAGATGCACCAGAAGAACCAACAATACCTTTTACAGTAAAAGCAGGATTATTCGGATCCATAACTACCACAGTCATGTTTGGAAAAATACTATTTGTTAAAATTGTGTTAACAGCACCACCTACGATTGTCATAGTAATACCATCAGCACCCAGACTTACATTGTCATATGCAATGTGTAATCTGTTTTGTTCAGACCAAATTACTTGATCTGAAGTCATTGGCATTTCAGCGCCAACCATTCTTAAGAAGCCACTTAACGTTCTGTTTCCATAACGCTCTACCTCTGCTTCATAAATTTCTGGTAGATATTGCTGAGCGAAGGTCACACCTCCAGCAGCAAAGTTTAAGTAGTTAGATTGTAACGTTTGCGGTTGCAACGAAGGCACTAAACTACCAAACTGAGGACTTAATACACCCATAATGTTTGTTTTTAATTGTTTTTAATTGTTAAATTTACTTTTTTTAATTTTCAACTTAGAACTATCTACTCCATCTATAGCTCGAACTTTAAGTCCATCAATAAAAACTCCTTCACCTGCAGTTTGACGGGGACCGTCTAACATAGGGTTTTTGGAACTTTCCATAACGTTTTTAATCCCATCGGTTTTACCTTGTTCATAAAAATGACTAACAATTCGATCTACATTTTGAGCAGCGTACATAGCCTTGTGATAACCTTTCGTATCTTTAACATTACCTTCACTGTCTAAGAACTTCTCGACGAAGTTGTTAATGTTTGATTGATTTTCTGCAATAACACTAGGATCCTTAACACCATATCTAAACTTCTTTTCTCCGACTTCGAAATCAAAACCTTTGAATTCATCGTTAAAAACTTGATTAGTAGCGTCTTTAAATTGTTCGTGTTTTTGTGTAGCTAACTCTTGATCTTTGTTGTATCGATTGAAAAAATCCATTGCTCTTTTTTGTTCTTGATTTACGCCTGGTCTTAATTTAATCTCGTCGTAATATTTACCTTTCAAGTCTTCTAAAAAATCTTTGGCTTTTGCAATCTCTTCTTTTTTAGCGAGTTTTTTTCTTTTGACATCACGCTCTTCGTCAATATCTGAATCAAATGAGAAGTTTTCTTCCATAATGAAATCAACTTCTTCATTGTCTAAATGAGGTTTTGCTTTTTTATAGTATTCTTTTAACAAAGTATTTTCATCTACTTTACTATAGTCAGCATTTAATCTTGTATAATCTTCTATAGTACCACCAGTGTCTTTCATAAAGGTAACCAGTTTTTCTATATTATCTGGTAAAACAACTTTAGGTTTTTCAACTATTGGTTCTGTTTTTTGAATTTGCTTTTCTCCCACCTCTTGAATTTCTTCAATAATCGGGCTGGACTCTGCGTTGGACTTGTTTCCTCCAATGTCCACGATTTGGCCATCTCCGGTTTGTTCGCCCACATCCACCTTCTTTGTTTCTCCGATTTGAATGGCATCTGTTTCTGTTTTTTTAGTTAAATCTACCTTAGGTACATTAACCTTGCTTAAATCTACCTTTGTAATATTGGTAGTTTTTTGTTCTTTAAATTTTTCAAATTTAGGTTTGGATTTCATTTTCATATCCCCACCTTCTTGTTTTTCTGTTTTTAATTCTGACATGATAAAATATTATATAATTGTTATTAATTAAGCAGGAGGCATTGGCATACCTTGTTGTGGTGTACCTTGTTGCGGCATAGCCGGCGGTTGTGTTTGTTCCGCACCTTCTCGCTGTTGGTTGTTTTCAAAATCTTCAGGAGGTAAATCGTTTTGTCTTTGCGATATCATTTTACTTTGCTGAGTAGCTTGAATTTTTGTTCTTGTATCTTTACGATCTTCAATAGCACCTTCTTTTTTCTCCATCATCTGTACATCCATTTCCTTCAATTGTACATCATACTGGTGTTGAATCTGCATTTCTTGTTGTTTAATCTGCCAAGCTGTTTGCATACGTTGCATTTCCATTTGAGACTTAGCTTGTTCATATTGAACATTAGAACCTGATATAGCTTCTTGTTTTTGTACTTCAGCCATTGCTGTTTTTTCAGCAGTCTCTGCTTGCGCGGCAGCTTGAGCCTGTATATTAGCTTGTTGGTTTTGTTGTTCTTGTGCTTGACGTTTTTTACGCTTTTGTTTTAATACATCATTAGCTAATTTTAGATTACTAATTTGACGTATGTCTATAGCATCTTCTAAGTCAATACCACCTTGCTGTAAGGCCATTTGTATGTTTTGTTCTAGTAACGCTTTTTCTTCTTCTTCTGGTTCTAGTTCTAAATAGATACCAAAGTCATGTAGATTTAAATTTTGTATCTCAGCTAAAGTTCCTACATTATAAGTAGATATAGAACTTTTAAGAGAGTTTAATGTTAGAGGATAATTTAAGGAATCAGCAATTTTTAAAGAGATGTTTTCACATGTTCTTAACGTTAACCATAAACTAGAGTTTAATATATGCTTTGTAGCTATGTTAGAAGCGTTAGCTGCCATTTTTTGTAAACCAACTAAAGCATCTTTATCTGGAGTGCTAGCGTCTCTAGCTTCATTAAGTCCTGTGACATCTCTTATCATTTGTAAATAATATTGATAAGTCTGTATTAAACTTTGTATTTTAGCTTGACCACTAGAGGATGTTAATTCTTGAATAGGCACTTTACCTCTGTTCATATCACCTTCTTGCGTAAGTGATCTACCAACTATCGAACCAGTTTGGAAATACATGTTAAGCGCTTCTGCTGGATTATAATTTGTACCATTACCTAAATCAACTTCGGCTAAACCATCCATATCTAAGAATACACCGTCTGGCACTATTCTAGACATTACTTGTTGTAGCTTTAAATGCGTTAACTGAATCATGTCAGCAAAGCCAGTTATTTTTTGTACTAATGAATCAATTTTACCTTGATACATTCTTGGTGCCACGATAGCATAACTCATTTCTACTTTTGTAGTATCAGCAAAAGGTCTTGTCATATTCTTAGACAATTCCCATTGTATCATTTCATTGTTACCAATTACTTTAACACCTTTATATAGTACTTCAATTTTTCTAGATACTTTTGAAAACGTATCTGCTTCAGGAGGATTAAAACCATCAGTCTTAACTATAGTTTTTTCTAAACCAGTTTGCGTTTCTTTAATTTTAAATACTTGACTATTGTAAGTTTTATATTCAAAATATAAAAGTTGTATAGTATTAGGATCATACGTTTGCCAACCGTATATTTGACTTCTATTAGATTTTGTTTTAGAAATAGTCTCTAATCTTTCATTATCTAAGTAAGGAAATTGTTTAGCTATTTCTGATATAGTTAATGATTTAACTTCACCAACGTAATATATATCTTCAAAATTAGGATCTTCAGTGTAAGAAAATATTAATGTTGCGGGATCTACGTAATCAATAGTAATACCATTAGCTTTATTCCAGTTAGTTTTTACAGCACCAATACCTAACACAGCAAGATCATAGTTAAATCTTTTTCTAGTATTATCAAATTTGTTTCTAGCTAAAACATTATTTATAACTTCCTCTTCAGCAATCTCTACAGCTTGCTTGTAACTAAGTTGCATGTGTAAGTCTAACTCTTCTTCGTTTTCTGGTAAATTAGCTGGATCTGGACTTTGATATTGATTTATACCTAAAGTGCCTTGTAGCTCATCTAAGTAAGGTTTAGCTAACATGTCTTGGTATATAGCATTCGCGTAGTCAGTTCTTTTCTTTAAAGAAACTGGATCTTGTGCGTTAGCTTTAATTTCAAATATTTTATTAGACATTCCGTTTACAACTATATCTACAAACTTAGATATAACTGGTACTGGTTTCCAGTCTAAATTAAGATAAGACATATCACCGTTAATAGAAAGTTCGTCTTTATATTTTTGTACAGATTGTTCTCCTCTAGCATATAATCTTAAGTTATGAAACCTATTGTATGACAAAGCAAATCTAGTACCATTACCACCTTGTCTCCACCATTCACCTTCAATAGCTTGCGCTACTCTTCTTCCATATTCAATTGAAGATTTTTCTTCATCTGGCACTACTTGGCTTGGAAAAGAACTATTTGGATTTGCGTATATATTCATTTACTTAATTATTTTTGATAGTACACCTTTATTGTCGTATGTTTTAATACCAAGATCTATCGCTTTTCTTATTGTTTTATTAACTGGAGCGTATCTATTTTTGTTACAAGCCATTATAGCAAGTCCCGAACTAATAGAAGCATCATATTTTGTTCTGCTGTTTATATCAAACTGAGCCCAATCTTCTAAAGTTCTTTGAAAATACATATCACCATAAGTATCACCGTCAAACCCTACTGCGTTTTCAATATATGTTTCGATAGCAGCTGCATGTGCTTGTATTATATCTTGGCTAGAGTTAGGTATTCCACCAATCTCTCTTTCTGTAATAGATAATTTATTGTATTTTTTATCTGGTCTGTTCATACTAAAACCTCTATAACCTCTTCTTTTAAAATGATACAGTAATCTTGGTTTATTGTTTTCACATAATATTGGCATACCATAAAAAACACAAGCCATAAGTACATCTTCAAAAAATATTTCAGCTGTTTGTGGACGAGCAATATACTCTAAGAAAAAATGATCAGGTGGTATATCTTCCATACAGAATTTAGTTAAACCACTTAATGCTCCATTAGAACCTCTACCGTCTACAGTGCCTGATATGTCATAACTGTCACAACCAAAAGCGCCCATATGATCATTGCCAGGATATTTAATTCCGTTTTTAATTATATATCTATTTTGTAAGTTTAATGACGGTACCCAAGTGATAAGAAATCTTCCGTCTTTATGAGGTGCGAAAATTACTCTTGTATCTATAATACCGTTTTCCCACTGAAAACTTCCTTTTGTTACAACAGCAGCAGAAGATGCTTCTTCGTTATAATCTATTTGTTGATATATTTTAGTTAGATTAAATAAAGACATTTTAGATTCGTCTCTAAAAGCGTGTTTTGTAGTACGTGGAAACTGTCTATAGAATTCGTTTAAGCCATCTTGGTCATCTTTAAGACCTTCTACTTCATTATCCCAGTATTCAACAACCCCAATTTTGATTGGCGTTCCATGAGGTCCAAACACTTGTTTTGATGGTGTTTCGAAGACAGGATACCCATAAGAATCAATGTATCCTTCGTAATTCCATTCCATAGGTATAAACAAAGAATAGAGTCCTGAACGCGTTTGTCCGTTTGCATTTCTTTTTCTAACATCTGAGCTATCATATAATTTTTTAAAGTTTCTACCTCCTTTATCTAAAGCGTTTGATGTTGATCCCATCATGCACTTACCAATAATTCTTGATCCTAACCTAAGAGTTGTTTTTGTAACTCTCCAGTTATTTAATATATTATTTGGACGTTCCCATTTACCACTTTCATCGTGAACTAATAATCTTAGTTTTTCACCATCATAAGCATTGTCTCCTGTATTTTTCCAATCTATAGTTGTGTCAAGTCCAGCGAGATCTTCTGGTTTATCTGTAGAAACTATAGATCTTCTTGTAAATTTAGAAGCTGGTACACGATAAGCTAGTTCAGTTTTTGGACGATCCATACCGTCTTGTATTGGTTTGAAAAAGAAAGGATAATTAACTGATATAGGTACAACCTTGTCAGTAAACATTTTTTTAGCATCAGCACCAGACTTAGAAAGTATACCAAACCTAGCATCTGTTGATATAGTTGCCATGTTAACGCATTCGCCTGATGCCATAAAAGAAAATCCTGAACGTCTGTTTTTTAGATAAGACATACCATAACATCTGCTATCAGCTCGGCAAGCTTCCCAAAATATAAAGAATAATCTATTTGATTCTCTAAAATCAGGTTGACCTACGTCAATCTTTGACCACTGTAGATACATGTAATGAGTACCGGTAAGATAAGTAGGAATATCTTTATTAATATACCAAAAACCTTCTTCGCGACGCTTAAACTCACTATCAATATAATCGTAATATTTTTCTTTGAATTCTTCTGGATACTCTCTCCAGTCAAATACTGTTTTAATTCTTTGTAACTCTTTTGGGTA